TCCGCAAAGTCGGCTACTGGATCACTTCCCACTGCTGCTCTCAACATCGCATGTAGCATTAGACGGCCCCCACATAAGCGCCATAAAGCGTGCTGCCAACTTTCCAGAACTCGATAACATCGGCTGCTGTCAGTGTCGGCGTGCTACCACCCACCCACGTCATTGTTGGCCATGTCACGGTGTAGGTATCGCCAGCGGATAAATGGAACGTCAGCGACTCGCCGGCGGCTATAGTCACCGCAAGGGTGATATTTGCGGTCATCGTGACCGTCTGAATGCCGCCGTCTGCCCGGTCTAGTGTTGCGCTTCCCGTTGCTACTGTCTCGCTGTAGCGCTGTAGCTCCAGGCTGGTAAAGGTCTTGCTGTTGATGTATGTGAATATTTCGGCAGCGGTACTTTTGGCAGTTGATCCGGACTGAGACGATTCGAACAGGTCCGCATCGGCTACCGCTGCCCCCACCGTCAAGTCGGGGATTGTGACATCGACCATGGTAACTCCTTACGGCGTTGATGATTTGAGTAGAGCGTTTCCGGCAAGGCTTAGCTCGAGGGAGTTGCTGACGGTAGTAACGGCGTTCTCGACGCGCATGTAAAACGTCTTGGCATTGGATGCACCGGAGAGGAACGACGTGCCGATATCCAGGCTTGCCCCTGCGGTGTTGGTCGCCAGGTCGCCGGCTGTTAGCCCAAGGGTTATCTCTGCGGCTTCATGGCCCGAGCCTGGCGCTGTGTCGCCGATGCTGATACTGATCTGATCGACGCCCGGGTTGCTCGATGCTTCATAGGTAAAGATGCCGTTATCGCCTGTGTCTTCGTCGACTTCGGCATACCAAAGTTGAAAGTCCTGTGGATTATCGCTCAGGTCGGTTTCATGCGTGATTACCAGCGATGCACCCACCTCGCTAGTGCCTGCTGCGTCGTCGTAGAGCTTTAAGGTCATGGTTGTATCCTCGGGTTATACGGCTGATGCTGTGCTGCTAAGCAAGTTTGCAACGAAACTCTCAAGCGCTGAGGCGTTGGCTTCTACGTCGATCTTGCCGCCGTTCTCGCCAGCTAGCGTTAGCGTGCCGAGTTTGCGGCTTTTCTGCTGGCCCACTGCTGATTGAGCGCTGGCTCCGAAGCCCGCTGGCTGTGATGCCCTGACCTCTGCCTGGCTCATTGGTGTGATGCTGGAGAGGCCAAGCCCGGCCCGTGGTGCGCTTGCCACGCCTGGCACTGATGACTGGTCGTTAGTGGGTATAACGCCGATTGCTGCCGCCCTTGCGCTCTCTACAATGGATGTCGCAGCGCCTCGGACTGAGTTTGCAAGCATGCCTACATTAGTTGCGGCATTTACCGCGCTGTCGCCTAGCTTTGGGATGTCATTGCTGCTTGTGCTACTAATTCTGCCTGCCAAGTCCCGGAGTTTAGCGATAACTGCATCAGCGCCCGTCTCTCCACTCTGTAAGCGTTTTATTTCGGCGTCAAACTCTTTCAGCCTGCTCTGTTCTTCGGTCTGCCCTTCCCCAGTCACGAGGCTGCGCACTTGTGAGCCTGCGGACTCTGCTGCCAGCTCAATTCTTTGAACTTTCATGAGAGATACGCGAAGTTTATTTATCCACTTGATAAGCTCTGACACGCCCTCAATGGATAAGGCCATTGAATTTATTATTGCCCCCGCCACTGCTTTTGCTGCATCCCTTGGGCCTCCGAAACTGGCGGTCAGCTCATTAACCCAAGCGATGATTTCATTGAATGCCGGTGCAAGCTGTGCGCCTAAAAGGTTCTTGAAACCGAATATCATCTTCTTGGCTTTACCAAGCGTTGAACCCAGTGCCGCTGACGCCTTGATCTCAGAGGCTGTCATGATGTTACCCCAGCGCTCACCCTCTGCTACCAATTCGTTAAATCTCGAAGCATTGTCGTCCAGCAGTGGGATTAACCGCGACGCATCGTTAGCGAGTGACTCCATGAAGAATGTCTTTTCACCGACCGACAGGCCATCTAAAGCGGACGAAATACGCAGCAACGCCTTGTCGGGTGCCAGCCCGATGAAGCCTTGTGCACTTAACCCCAGTTGTTCGAATACATCGGCGGCCTCGCCACCTCCGGTTCGGACGAAGTCGCCGATCTTCTCGTTAACGTCTTTCATGATGTCGGTGACGGTCTCGGCTTCAATGCCCATTCCCTGGGCAGCGACTTGCCACTTCTGCAGATCCCTTGCTGATGTACCCACGGCTTCCGAGTCTCGCACAAGATCACGCATAGCCAGGGATGTCGTGGTGACGATTGCCGTTACGGCACCTGCGGCAGCTACCGCGCCAGCCACAACGGCTTTAACAGCCACGCCGATGATGCTCTTGAGCTGTTTGGCGAAGCGTTTAGCGCGTGACGTAATGTCCTGAATCGCGCTGTTAAACCTCCTCGCGTTCGCTGCAATCTCAACTACCAAACTGGCGATCGTGGCCATCATTTACCCCTCAGCATCTGCTTGAATCTTGCGGCCCGTTCCTCTGGCGTTAGCTCTTGAGACTCGACGCGCTCTCTCTCGTTTTCTAGTTTCTTTCGATAGTCTTCATCTTTCAATGCGTCGTATGCCATCTGCTCGGATATGTCTGCGCTACTCATCGACCGAAGCATGGTGTCCACTGTCATCCCCAGCTCACGACTAAGCGCAATGTAATACCTGCGCCGCGGCTGGGCCATTAGTTTTTTGCAAGCTCCTCCACGTCATTATCTGATATGCGGTTCATGCTTTGCGCTGCCGAGAATACCCTCTCAAGTGCGGCTGCTGATTTCTTGCCCAGTTTCGCAATATCCTTTTCGCCGAACATCAGCTCACCTGCATCATCCACTACACACGCGGCGACCAGCTTGGCCCGGATATTGGTGGTATTGACGGCACCATTCTTGCCGGTGATGGACCCCTCGAACTGATCGCGGGCATAGCCTGTCATCGTCTGAATTGTCACAGATCCAACCCATTCAGGCACTTCAACCTCTTGGGTTTTCGTGTCGGATGCTTCGAGAATCTGTTGCTTAGTTAAAGTCATTACCACTTTCCTATAGGGCAGGATGCGAATTTACGGGTAGCCAACGGACAGCCACATGAACCACAGCGAAGTATCTCCCGGCCTTCCATCTCACCGCCGCAGTGCTTGCAGGACAGGTCTGAATCATCCTTGCCTGATACAATGCCACGACGCTTGCACGACTGGCACTGCCCCAGGATGGTCAGCATGATATGCGGACACTCTGCACAGATGGATAATCGCCGAGCCAACTCTTTAGGTTCGCGTGTCCAGCCCATTTATCAGGTCCATGTTACAGCGCCGGTGATCTTCAAGTTTGCCGATCCATTTATGACATCATCAACAGCACCGGATGACGTGAGTGATTTAACATATGCATCGAAGGTGGCGATATCACCCGAGTCGAGTGTTAGCACACATTCACGGGTCGCTTGCGCGGCCCTTGCTGTTTCCATTTCTACCTGACCAACATCACTCGGATCTCGAAAAAGCTCGATCGAGAAGTTGCCGAAATCCTGCAGGCCCTGGCGGAATTCCTTTGCCGTCGATGCGAGAGTAGTTATATCGATGTCGGATGCTTCACCATCGAAGCCCGAGAAGCTCACGATGCCACCAACAATAACGGCTGCTGTTGCTCCGTCGCTGATGCTGAAAGTTGCTGATTGTGCGTCAAGTACTGCCATGGGTATGTCCTCTTAAGTTCGGTTGTTTCGTGCGTTTCTTTCAACAGCCTGGGTGAAGCCATCAAGCGACACTTGCACCATGCCGGCCGGTGCCTGCTGTGACCCTTGTGCCCCACCATTTTCTAGCCGCTGGATGTAGGGTAGGTTATTTGCGAAATAGATGGTATCCGCTAGAGTGTACGTCAATGCGCTAAGGTTGGCTTCTGCTACTGCCTTGTTAGCGCTCCTTATCGGCAAAGTACCCCTCGGACGAGCATTTGTTGATGTTTGCCAATTACCACGGGCTCTCCCTGTGTCTACTGGCGTGCGCTCTATGATCGATGTGAAAACCTCAAGCGCCGCCGCCCTGATTGTCTGCCCGCTTGCGCCTGATACCATCTGCTCGAAGCGCCTTATGTCATTTTCAAAGCTCATACATACTCCCGCCACGGCACGGTTACGTTGATCTGATACCAGCCATCAGAGGGCCCGGTAACGGCCTCACCAGGCAGATTATCCCTCATATGCGCTGCCCTGAGTACCAACGCGCCGGTAATGTGTCCATCGAGGTGAGCCGCCAGGGAGTCGGCCAAGTCGCGCGCATCCTTCGGGCCTATTCCGTCATCTGTGAACACCTGAACGAATAGCAGGCCGGCACTGCGGATTGTGCCGCTCTGGGTCGCGTGTGCTCTATCGCCCTGCGCAATGGACGCCCTGCACCACGGCGTGCGGGCTGCTTGTGCCATCTCGACGGCGGTAGGCACCCTATGCCCATCCCATACGACAGGGGCGTCCGTCCAGCCGTTCATGCGTGTCACAAGGGCGACTCTCACGCTATCAAGGCTCACGATGCCTCCCTAAGCTGGATGGTCCATGTGGCTTGAGCACCATCCTGCTGCACGTCAAAAACGTAATAATTCCCGACAGTGTCATCGGGCTCTGGAATCCAGTCCGTCCCGGATTGCAGGATGATACGTTTGATGTCGGTCAGTTGTATGTGCTGCGTGTCGATTTCTACCACTGAAAACTCGTCGCGGATCCAATTCCCCGCCCATGTTTCAGTCGTTTCTGTATATGTCCCGGTCGCCGGGTCTAGCGTGCCTGATGTCGTTACCCTGGAAGAAGTGAAAGCCTCAACAGTATCTGCAAGGCTATCTACCATTTCTGCACCAATGTGGGTTTGGATATCGTCACGCAGTCCCATATTACCCCCGAGTTACAGCGAAATTCGAACCGCCGCCTGCGGGTAGGAAAGGGCGCAATAGGTCGATCACAAGGCGCATTGCGCCAGAGCTGGGCGTAGACCCGTCTTGATATTCATTCTCAGACTCTACGCTCCCCGCTTTGACCCGCTTTCGCTTCAGAGCAGGGTCGTTATCAGCGTATAAACTGCCGCTAGCAGCACGCTCGGCTAGATACGCGCCCGCTTGT